TCCATTTGTAGATGTATATAGCACCAATGATAAAAGTAGTCCTTTATATAATTTTACCAACAAATATACTTTTGCTGATGCTCCTATATATATTGCTGGATATCCTGCATTATTCAGTCAGTCAAGAACACAGTTTTTTGGAATCTATCCATTAACCAATAGTATTGCACAACTTCCAACCTATGGTGATGGTATACAAACAAATTTTCAAGGTGTTATTAATGCACAACAAGCAAATACAACCTATACGCAAAACAATCAGTTAATTTGTCTTTTACAACGAAATGTTCTTTTTAGTGGAATAGATAATAATTTAGCTGGTGTTGCTATGCAAGATAGTCCTATTTTAGATTTAGCAACAAATAGACCTACTATTTATGGACTTTTATATAATCCTTATATTTATAATGATCAACCATATGATCCAGTAACAAATCCAAATGGTTATCCAGTATTAAAATTAGCAGCTCCTTATATAACATCTCCAGATTTTCCAACAGGTAATTTTGTTAATTATGTGACTGGTCAGTATTCAGTTACCTTTCAAAATCCTCCACGAGCTGGAAGTACTATTAATAGTCAAACCGTTCCTATGAATCCTTCAATTCCACAATCTATTTTATTTTATGATGGTCAATTTACGGTCCGTCCTGTACCAAATCAGCCTTATCGTGTTGATATGGAAGTCTTTGTTCAGCCAACAGAATTATTAGCTGAAGGACAAATGCCAGAGTTAAGTGAATGGTGGCAACTTATAGCATTTAATGCTGCTAAAAAAGTATTAGAAGATCGTTTAGATTATGAAACAATTAATACATTTATGCCTTCGCTTAAAGAACAAGAAAATTTAGTCATTTATCGTACGGTTAAACAAAATTCTACACAACGTGCAGCTACAATTTATAGTCAACAATCAGGAATTGTTGGTACCTATGGTAATGGATGGATGAATGGAGGATGGAATTTCTAATGTCAGGACCAACATATACTTACACAGAAGATGTGCCACAAGCAAGCACACCATTTAATCAAACACAATCGCCTATATTAAATAACTTTCAAGCGATTAATGAATTAATAAATGTTAACCATGTAGGATTTAATACGGCAAATACTTTTGGAAAACATAATTTGTTAAGCTTAGAAGTACAATCAGATGATCCTGATACAGCAAGCACTGATATTGCGGTATATACTAAATTAACTCCAAGTGGACCTAATGCAGCAGAGATATTTTATCGATATCCAAATAATGGCGATGTTATGCAATTGACGGGTGGAACAACCACTTCTGCTACATCAACTGCTACAAGTGGTGGTAATGCTTCTGCTGGATGGTGTCTATTTCCTTCTGGAGTACTTATGAAATGGGGAACTACAACAGTATCGGCTTCAAATGTTTTAATTACATTACCTACCGGATCAGGAATTCCTACATATCAATCTTATATAGGATATGTAAAAGCAACATTAACTGGATCAAACTCAACTAATTTAACTAATTTAGTAGTTTCAAATGCATATGGAACTACACAAATTGGTATATTTTTTAATGGTGCAACAACATCATCAACTATAAATGTAAATTATCTTTGTATAGGAATTTGATATGTCTTTACCATATAATTATACGCCTGATGTTCCACAAGGAACACAACAGATTAATAACACCCAGCAACCTATCAATTATAATTTTCAAGATATTGCACAATTTATTGGTGTAAATCATACACCATTTAATACAGCAGATACTTTTGGTACGCATACTGTTGTTGATTATTTTACTCAAAGCACTATTCCTACAACATTATCAACTGAAATAGCTTTATATGCTTATAATCCTACAGCTTCGACACCACAACTTTATTATACGTATCAAAACAATGGCACAACAATACAATTGACAGGATCTACGACACAAACAGCATCTTCAACTGGATCTGGTGGTGGTCAAGTATATAATAGTTCATTTGCTGGATATGCTGGATGGCAATATATATCAGGTGGTCTACTTATGAAATGGGGACAAGTAGCAATAAGTACAACATATACTGGTGGAACACAAACAACTATATTTAATTATCCTACTGGATCAGGAATTCCTGCATTTTCTACAACACCTATTCAAATGGAATTTTGTCCACAATATCCTAATGGTCTGCAACCTCCTACACAAACTCCATATGGAAATATATCAATTGCATCTGTAAGTACCACGCAATTTAGTTTTACTTGGAATCCATTACCATACGGAACAAGCGGAACACAATATTTTGGATTTAGTATATTATGGATGGCTATAGGATCATAAATAAAGGATAGTAATGTACAAATATACTGCAAATATACCCCAATCAAATCAACTTATACGGGCAACTCAAGCGCCTATTTTAAGTAATTTTTTAGCAATCAATGAATTACTATCAGTTAACCATGTAGGATTTTCAGATAGTACTAATTTTGGAAAACATACTTTTACAAGTTTAGTGTTTCAAGGATCAGATCCATCAACATCATCTGATGAAATGGCTTTATATAGTAAAACAACAACCACTACAAATGGGGCTGAAATATTTTATCGATATCCAAGTGATGGTACAGTAGTTCAATTAACTGGAACTACTAGTGGAAATGGTGGTTTATTAAATGCAAATGGATACAGTTACTTAACATCAACATTAATTATGAAATGGGGACAAGTTTCAGGTATTGTATCAGGTACAAATACTATAACATTTCCTACAGGTGGTGGAATTCCTGCATTTACAACATCGGTTTATTCTGTTCAATGGTCACCAAATGCATCATATACATTATCTTCTTCGGGTGGTTATGTTACTAATATTACTTTAACTAATTTTGAAATTGTTGCATCAACAACTATCAGTTCAACAATTTACTGGATAGCTATAGGAGTTTAATATGGCAGATAGATTTCTGATAGGATATGTTGATAACAATTCTGGCTATCAAACCAATGTTAAACCATGGTTATTACCAGATAATGCATTTGCTAAATTAGAAAATGCCTATGTGTATCGAGGAAGAGTTCGAAAACGGTTGGGGTCTGTATGGACAGGATATGATCAGTATGGTTCACGTCTTCGTTATCAATTAACTAATACTGATGGTTCAGGTAATGGATCAGGTACGGTTCCAGGTGTTATATTTGCTGTAGGACAACAGTTTACTATTAACAATGATATCTTCACTGTTAATGCATTAGGAACGCCTGCAACGCTTTTATCAACTAATCCATCAGCATCTATGACGTATGATACTTCTACGGGTGCTTATACAATTACAACAGCTGATGCTAATGCAGAAGTTTTCTTTTATCCTGCAACACCAGTTATAGGATTGGCTGAATATTTTGTTCCCGCAACTAAAAGTTATCAAAATATAGGATTTGATACCCAATTTTCTTATTATTATGACGATGTTGCTTATTCATGGGTAGCAATTACGTCAGGGACTGCTACATGGACGTCGTTTGATAATCAATTTTTTTGGACTACTAATTATAATGGGACTTCCCCAAATACTAATTATTTATGGGCAACTAATTTTAATGCTACTGATGGTATTCGATATTTTGATGGTACAACATGGACAACTCCAACATTAACTATAGATGCATCAAGTAATACGGTATTGACAGCATTAATGGTAATTCAATTTAAAAATAGATTAATATTGCTTAATACTATTGAAAATATTAGTAGCACTCCAACAGAATATTTTAATCGTGCACGATATAGTGAGCAGTATAATGCTACTGGAGCAAATTCATGGAGACAAGATTTACCAGGATATGGTGGTGCGTTAGATGCTCCAGTTAATGAAGAAATTGTAACAGCTCAATTTATTAAAGATCATCTTATTGTTTATTTTACTAATAGTACATTTGAATTAGTGTATACAGGAAATCAAGTTGATCCTTTCCAATGGCAACTTTTAAATACTGAATATTTTGTTCCCGCAACTAAAAGTTATCAAAATATAGGATTTGATACCCAATTTTCTTATTATTATGACGATGTTGCTTATTCATGGGTAGCAATTACGTCAGGGACTGCTACATGGACGTCGTTTGATAATCAATTTTTTTGGACTACTAATTATAATG